TCGGTCGGTAGATGCTGGTGAGTGGAAAAAAATGAAAACTAGATGAAAAAATGGTCGCATTTCTGGAGGGGGTATCCCCGCCCCCCAGAATTTAAGGGCCTGACGTTACTGCGCTGTCTGTATCCGTTGATACCATTTCGTGGATTGGTTTGATTAGAAACAGTGATCAATCGCAGAATTTGCCCCCTTTGTTTGTGGATTGTCCCTCTGGGAGGGCAAAGCAAAGCCCCCGTCTGAAGACAGGGGCAAAGCACTGGGGGCAGCCTGCAGGGCTGGCTCAGGGGATGAGGCGGGCAAAGCCCCCGCCCTTGAGGGCTTGCCAATCTGCTGAGGGCTGAAGGCTGAAGGCTGCAGCAGCAGCCCCCCGACCCCTGCTGCGCTTAGTGCGCAACATCACCGCCACGCCATCAAACCCCCCGGGCTGGGGCCCCTGCGGGTCAAGCCAACGCAGGTCTGTCTTGTCACCATCCAGGCAAAGCAGGCGGACAGGACGATCGTCTGCGGGCACGCGTCCAAACTCTGGGGAGTCTGCAGGGGCAGGTAGCCCGAGGGTGGGGGCCAGCAGCAGCTCAGAGGGCAGGGCTGCCCCCCGGGGCACGTCCAAGGGCACAGCCAGACGCAATCCAGCCCTGACAGCCCCCACTGCAGCCCGGGCGCCATCGCGCCTGTCTGCAGCCAGCGAGGCTGTCACGTCGACACCGCAATTGCGCAGCTCCAGCAGCCCCTGGCTGCCCCCGAGGGGGGCTTTGCTGTATTCATACCAATGGATTGAGCCATCCTGCAGGGCAAACTGCAGCACTTCAGGCAACGTGGTGCCCCAGCCCGGAACTGCAGGCAGCCCGTATCTGCGGGCCAGCAAGGCAGCCTCAGCAGCGGACAAGTGGAAGCGCTGTAGGTGATGGGGCAGGTCATCGGTGCCCTTCAGCCTCAGGGACAGGGGCAGCCCCATGCACTGGGCTTTGGCGTACTCCCGGGCAATCGCCCAAAGCAGGACCACGCTGAAGACATTTGGGGCCCAGAGGCGGGCAAGGCTACGGCGGGCTTTGCACGCTGCGGGGGCAGTGCCCATAGCGTTGCGGCCGCTGAAGACCAAGCAGCCATCCCGGCAACCGTCAGACGCCCAAGGGCAAGCATTCAAGCGCTGAGCTGCAGCCCCCAGCCCGTTAGCAAGGGCCAGACGGCGCACAGTCTCCAGACGACCCCGGGCAGCCACTGGGGCATCCAGGGCCCCATAGATTGCCGTACTGAGCTGCTGCGCGGGCAGCCCGTGGAAGATTGCGCTATGGGCCAGCGCTTTGCCCTTGCCAACCTTTGTATTGCTGACGCCGGTCGTCAGTACTGAGTCAAAGGCGAGCTCAAAGCGCTCCAGCAGGCCCACACCTTCAGCGGGCAGGTGGCTGGGAGCGGTGCTACGGGCACGGGGGCCAGCGTTAACCAAGCAGACGGGGGCAGGGGCTGCTGGAGCGTATCCGCCAGCGCTGATACCAGCGGGGGGCAGGGCAGCAGCGGGGGGCTGCTGGGGCTGCTGCTGCTGCTGCTGACGGGTGACAAATGCGGGCAGCTCAGGGGCAGGGGCTGCAGGGGCAGGGGCTGCGGGGGCTGCAGTCTCACCGGGCAGCAGGGGGCCAGGGGCAGGGGCAGGGGCTGTCACGGCGGGCAGGGCGTAGGCCCCCGTTACGTAGGCCCGGATGGTTTTGAGGTTGGTATCGATGATGGTGCCCCCACCCCCTAGGGCATCGGTAGTCCAGCCAAAGGCGAGGTGACAGCACCAACCGTAGGGGTCACGCTCCAGTGATTCAACGCCAGGCAGGGCCAGGATCGCCAGGGCGGCTTTAGGTAGGGAGGGGGCAGTTGCGGGCATGACTCTATGGGGTGGGGTGGGGCTGGCTCGCGCCAGGTCTGCCCATACTGCCCCCTGCCCCCGTAGCAGGTCAACCAAAGGGCCAGGCTAGGGGGCCAGTTGCAAAGGTGGCCCACTAGCTAGGGGCTGCAGGGGGCAGGTGATGGTAGGGGCTGCTGCTGCTGCTGCCCGTGATCACTGCCCCCCATAGATTGAACTGCGCGGCTGCGCGTGATACCACGGCGGGGGTAAGTCTCGCGGGTCTCGTTACAATCCGTCACAGTCCACCGCCCATAGATTCCCTCGTTCTCCGATCGACAATCCGGGGGATGAGAATAGCTGATCAGATAAGGAATCCTGATCCACCGTGAGGGAATGATCAGCATCCTTTAACTGATAAGGAATCCTGATGGGAATCGCGAAATCGATTAGGATTGCTGATCATATAAGGGATGCTGATGGTTTGGTCCGGAATGATAAGAAATGCTAATGTTACGAAATGTTACGAAATGTTACGAAATGTTACTGAGAATGAAAATCATTTTTATTGAGAATGCGTCGCAATAGCAATATGGAAACCAGCCGGGTCTTAAACAATATGAAAGCTGGCCGGGTCTCAAACAATACATTTTTCACCCGGTTCCAATTTTTTCAAACAATACATTTTTCACCCGGTTCCAATTTTTTAACAACTTGTTTGCCGTTGGGTCTTGAATAATCGTAAAATTTGCCTCCATTGTTAATGCAATCCATAGTAATTTGTAGGTACTTAGATTTACATATTTGCATCATTAGCTCCACTAAATCCCAGTCCTGACGTTTCCATGCGACGTATTGCTGTATTCTTTTAATTGATTGAATGCTTACATCAAACTCATTAGCAAGATCTTTTACTCTTTCGCCCAGTAGAAGTCTTAAGCGAATTTCCCTGACTTGTTCACTTGTAAATTGAGCCCAAGAACAGTCTTCTCCGTAAGTGTGCAAGTTGTTTTCCCAAGCATGACGCAAATTGCCTTCATTTGTTGTCCATTCAAGATTGTTGATATGATTATTTAACTTATTTCCATCTTTATGATTAACGCACCATTTACCACGCCCATTGCCAACTTCTCCAGGAGCAGTGGGCATCCACGTTAAACGCATTAAATAGTAAACAGTTCGGGGCTGCGCTTTTCCATTCTCCATAACTAAAACCCACGGATAAAGATGCGTGGCATCAGTTTGCGGGCACATCAATCGCTTTCGTGCAACACTCCAAACATGCCCTTCTTGGTTAATGAAATAACGCCCGTCGTACCCAGGGATTTCTTTGAACCCTTCAGGCACATTGCTATGATTGCTTTCAGCCATGGCCAAACTCCTCTTGGTAGTGGTTAGAAACGACGTGGGATGCCAGTCCTGCGTCGTTTTGCCATGCTAACAGCTATTTTTCATAATCAGCCCAAGTGATGCCAAGTTCAGCAGCAAGAACTGCGTCTTTTTCGTCTTCAAAAGGCCCTCCTACGGCATCCCCGTCGTCTTCATACCAGTACCAGCCCTCAATCAGTTCAGTGCCCTTGCAGCAAGCTTCAGTGAAGAAATCAATGAGGATCATCGCTTGAATTTAGAAAGATGAACGTTCCAGATGCCTGCAGGGACGTCCCCAGGCCGGTAGAGCACATAGGCAGGCTTCTCCAACACTAGCCCTCCCTCTCCATCGTCTACAGCCTCTGCTTCATCAAGCCAAAAGCCTTTGCAATGGCCGTTGTCATCAAAGATGCCAATTTGATACTCTGAATCTTCCATGCACTGGCGCACATGAGAAATCAGGTCTTTTAAGCGTGCGGCTTGATAAATCTCCTGTGTAGGGTCAAAATAATAGCCGTTGGAAGTAAAAGTGCGAATGGTATGCATAGCAGGAAAACGAATAAATGGTAATTATCAGGAAAATGAATAATTAGTCTTCTGGGATGATACGGAAGTCAGGATCATTGTTTCGTTTGATCCATCGGCATTGATTGAACTGTGGAAACACAATGAAAAGCTTGTCGTGGAAATTCTGCTCAACAATGGCAGTGGTGATGGTGGTGCCAATGCGGCTACGGCCTCTATTGCTGATGGCCAGGATGTTAATGGTGTCTTGCATGGTGAAGAGAGCGATGGAGGGAAAAAGGGCCGCTTAAGCGGCCTTAGCTTGCCTTGTTTCCCATTCTGCTTCCATCCAGCGATGACGGTCACCAATGGTTTCAAACAGGGCCACAGGCTCGTTGTCGCTCACATTTGAGCAGAAAAACTTCTGACAGATCATTTTGCCAGTGCGAGCATCGCGAAAGTCTGCTGTCCAAAGAAAGAAACCGAACTGCGCAGCAATTAAGCTCACACGACGCTCAGTGTTTTCGTTGCGAAAGTCAGACCACCACTGCCCTTGAGTGGGGCTGAAACTGGTCATGTCAAAAACGAGAGTGTTCATGGCTGGAAAGGAAATGGTGAAGCTCGCGCCTCGTTGAACAAAGAATACATCAGAAAGGGGGCCGAAGCCCCCTGCTTAACAATTCTCAACAAAAGGCAGTGCGGCCATTGGTATAGGCGTACCATTCCTTCTTGCCAGGGCTGCTGGGCTTGGAATTGGCTTCCCACACTTCGGGAAGCTCCTCCGTCTCGATGCGAGTGCCAGCAGGAACGTGGATGGGGCCGTTGAGCGTGGAAATGGTCCACTGGTCTGCCACGGGACCATTGAGATACCAAGTCTTGCAGACGTGCAGCAAACCAGTCATTTCCAGCTTGCGGGGGTTGGCAGCGCCCATCCGCACTTGAATGGGAAAGGGCTCGTGCCAGTCGGGAACGGTGACAGTCAGGGCAATGGTGTTGAGTCCATTGAAAACCGTGTAGGAATCAGCAGTGGTGAGCTGTTCGACGGTGTGATTGATGCGGGTCATGGCTGAAAGTGGGTGGTGAGCCTCTCGGCCCGTTGAAGGAACAATAGTCTGGAAAGGGGCCCTCAGGCCCCGCTGTAACAATTCTTCACTGTTGGGCCATGATGCCCATGAGCACTTCTTCGGTGTAGGCCTTCACTTCACGAAGCTTGCGCAGGGCTTCATCACGCTCGCTACGGGCTTGGGAGAATGCGGCAGGTCCCTGCGGGTAGAAATCCCTACCGTTGCATGTTGCGTCACAGAGCGTGTCGATGGCGGTCTTGATAGCTTCGTAGGCAGCATGGTACTCATTCCAGAGGTCTTTGCCGCTGGTGCCATTGAGATGGATGGTGGGGACGATGCTTGCCATGGGAAGGAGAGAAAAGGAAAGGCTCGCGCCTCGTGAAACCAATATATGTGGGAAAGGGGGCGTGAGGCCTCTCTGTTCACACTTCTTTACAAACGGCTTCGATGAGCCTTTTCTGTGCCACACGCTTGCCATTTACTTTCCACATTGTTGTGCTGCTCCATCGTCCACCTTTCATATAGCGAGGGACAATCCAACAAGCTATTTCTTTCCCATTGAATTCTCCTTGTGAAAAACCACCAGCGCTGCTGCCATTGCGGCAACTTTGAGAGAATGCTTGATCGTAAAGCTTGCCAGTGAATACAGTGGCGTCAGAAACAATAAAGAGAGAGTCCATGGGAGTCAGCCGTTGATAATGTTGTTGAAGAATTGTTCAGCTTCCCATTGGTGATCAAAAATACCGTAGGAAGTGTAGTGACATTCCAGCTCTGTAATGAGTTCCCATCCATAGGCTTCCCATTGGATGATGCCACCAGCAGCATGAAACTTTCTGACGCCATAGCCAGAGTGTTGTGCTTGGCGGTCGGCTTCAAGCTTGGCTAGGTAGATGGACTCGCGGTGGCCTTCAATGATGCGGTGCATGGCTTTAAAGAAAGGAGAAGCTCGCGCCTCGTGAACCAACAATACAGCCAGGAGGGGCTGCTGCCAACCCCTGAGTCATTAGCGTTGCTTTTCTTTACGATTAGCTCCGAGGCATGGAAGCGCCCTCCACGATTAGGAACTGCCTGTTCGTGAAGATCCTGCGAAGCCTGTCGGCCTTGAAAGCCAAATCAGCATGGTCTTTGCTTGTAGCCATATGATGCCACTTGCCATTGACCTTGCTCCACAGGCTCCAAACGTTGCGATCAAGTGTTGCGGGCACGATTAACAGTGCGAGTGGGCAATGCAATGGTACGGCGAGGCTTAGTTGCCACTCTTGTGGGCAATGCCATCACATTTGCAGGAAGCCAGTGCGTGAAGCCTTCGGGACACTCTCGTGCGCTCCTCCATCGCCACACTCCTCGTGATAGGAATTGTCCCCAATAGCAATAGCCATGGGAATCACAACCGCCATAAAGAGAAGGATCGTTGGGAGTTTTGAGAGCAATGGGAGCAGGAACGGGCATGAGAATTCTTGTCATGATCAAACGTAAAGAGAAATGCCATTGGCTTTGATGCTCACCACGCGCTCGCAGTCAAAGGAGCGCCAGGCTCCTTGGCCTTCCTTACGAGCAATGGAGAAGTCACGGCAGCGGACAATGGAAGGGTTCTTGGTGGGAGTGCCAGTGCCCTTGATCTCAGTGGTATCGCGAGGGTTGAACTGAAGCTTGCGGATGGTGCCGTCAGCCTTACGGAACTCCACAGAGACGATGGAAGAACCAGCATCAAAGATGAACTGACGAACGATCTCGGTTTTGGACTGGGGAAACAGAACGCGGGCCATGGAAGAAAGGAAGAGAGGAAAAGAGGGGCTCTCGCCCCGTTGCTCACCATTGTGCCCATGAAACCAGCCGCCTAGCAACCCCCTGCACCATCAGTTCTGCTTATGATCTCAATGCAGGCTTTTCAAGAAGAATTGTGACAGTCTGCTCAAGCGCAGTCGATCAGGGCTCACGAACTGCTGGCTGTTCGTGCCAAGATTCTGGATGCGCACTTTGTCGAAATTACTTTTCTGCGTAATTACTTTG